AATACCCATTAATATATATATATATATATATATATTTTTATATATATTATCAATTTTTATTTTTCTTTTGTATGTTTAGATAGATACACAATATATGTCAAACGTATTATTAAAAGCTCTGATAGGTTCTAAACAATCAAAATATACTGCAATTGCTATTATAACCACTTTAATAATTATTAGTCTTGCTATATTATTTGTTGAAAGTGATGTATCCTATACTAATCGTGTAGTTCTAATATTATTTATATTATTAGTTTCATTGCCTGGAATATTATTATCATTAGTTGAATTAACTTGTTTGATATCGGGAGGTAGTTATAGTGGTACAAATAAACCTTCTTGGTGTTGGGTATTAGCATGGATTATTGCGATTGTTACGATTTTATATTGTGTTCTTATTGTAATATCTACTTTTAATACATTATTTACTTATAAAAAAGCTAACAAAAATTTAGAAGAATATAATAATTTCGGAAAGGATAAAGCAGAACATTTTGCTAAACAGCTATTTGAGAAAGAATTTAATGAAAATCCTGATACATCAGTTGAAAAAAATTCACCATTAGAACTTTTTAATGATAAATCATCATCTGACGATGAAGAAGTTGTAGTACAACAAGATGAAGAAGTTGTAAAAAGACAAACAGAAAATTCAGAAATACCACAGGGAACACCAGATGGGGTATCATCATCAGATTTATTTGATGATAATTACGCAAGTGTTTAATAGGTATATGTTTTAATTATTTTTATTAGATTTAAGAATATATTATATATATTAAATAAATATTAATAAATATGAAAAAAAAAGATGAAGAAGGTGAAAAAAGACATTCTCATATAAGACCACAAACTTGTAGAAATTGTGGCACGAATGGACATTTATATAAAGATTGTATTCATCCAATTATGAGTTTTGGTATAATATGTTATAAAATAGATAATAATGGTAATATAAATTATTTAATGATTCAAAGGAAAGATAGTTTGGCATTTATGGAATTTATAAGGGGTAAATATGATACAAATGATGTTATATATATTACTAAATTAATTAATTATATGACAAATTCTGAAAAAACTTTATTATTAACATATAATTTTGATAATATATGGAATTATGCATGGTCTCAAAATAATGTAAAACATACTAATGAATATATTGAATCAAAAAGAAAATATAATTTTTTATTTGATAATAATATATTACTATCAATTACGAATATATCTAATAATAATTACGAACAAGAATGGGGGTTTCCAAAAGGAAGACGTAAACTTAAAGAAAGTGATTTAGATTGTGCAATAAGAGAATTTTGCGAGGAAACAAGATTATCAAAAAAAGATTTTAATGTTATTAATGAATTGGAAGAATTTGAAGAAATATTTTATGGAACAAATAAAATATTATATAAACATGTATATTATATATCTAAAATTATAAATGAAGTTGAATTAATTATAGATAATACATGTTTAGAGCAGATAAGAGAAATAAGAGACTTAAAATGGTTTACATATAATGAAGTTATAAATCACATTAAATCGTATAATACAGAAAGATTGGAATTATTTAAAGAAAGTAATAAAAAAATTAATATTTATGAGTCTGAAAAAAATAATTAATTATTATAGAGAATGTATGAATAATAATATTGAAAAGCCTCTTACAAGAGAACAATGTATAATATGGAATAAAAATCCAATTAATAATCCTCGTTCAGGTAGAAAATTATCTGAAAAAAGTGCAATTCTTAAAAAAATTAAAAATGAATGTAATAATTTATATCCAGAACTATATTCAAAACGTGAAAATATTATTAAAAAAGAAGAAAAAAATAATTCAATATTAGAATTACCATTAACAAATGAAGAATGTTTATTATGGCAAAAAGATAAAACTCGCAATCCTCGTACAAAATATTTATTATTAGAAAATGGTAAATTATTAAATGAAATAAAAAAACAATGTAATGAAATTTTAAATTTAGATAATATTATACAACCACAAGATATACCAGAACAAAATAATCTTACAGAAGAATTAAAAATAAAGAAAAAAATTAAAGAATTAAAACAACAATTAGAAATTGATATAATAGAAGAAATTGAAGAAAATTATATAAGAAAAAATATAAATTCTTTAAAGAAAAAATTAGATGAAATAAAGAAAAAAAAAATCAACGTTATAATTAAACCTTCTACACCATCAAAATCTATAATTAATAAAGTATTAGATAGTAATAGTTTTGAACAATTATATTATCCAGATATTAAAGACCCTAATTTTAGAGATAAATTAACAAATTTATACGAATATAATATACATACTATACCAAAATATAATACTATTAAAAATATTCAAGATTTTAATATAAATACTAATAAATTATGTGGTGATTTTGAAAAAACATTTTATCAATATTTAATTAGTCATTATATATCAGTACGTAGCCCATATAATAGTATATTATTATATCATGGTGTAGGTGTTGGTAAAACCTGTTCTGCAATTACTTTGTCCGAAAATTTCTTATTATCACATTCACAATATAATGATCCTAAAATATGGGTTATAATGCCAAGTGCTTTACGTGGTAGTTTTAAAGAACAAATATTTAGTTTATTAAATATTACAGATTATAAATTTTTAGCAAATCAATGTACAGGAGATACATATATTAAATTAGCTAATATATTGAAAGAAACAGATAATGATAAAATTAATAATAAAATAAAAAAATTAATTAATAATAGATATAGAATATTTACTTATGATGAATTTGCTAAATTTATTGAAACAGAATATGCTAATATTATTGTTGAAAATAAGGTAATAATAATAGATGAAGCACATAATATTAGAAATGGTTCAAAAAATGAAGATAAACGTATATATTCTGCAATAACTAAAACATTATTAAATGGTATTAATAATAAATTGATTTTATTATCTGCTACACCTATGTATAATGAACCAGGTGATATATTAGATTTGTTATATTTATTTTTATTAAATGATAAACAGGAAGAATTATTAAAAATAATAAAACCACCCTTCCTCAGTTTATTCAATAATTCTAATAAAATTAATGATGATATTTATAATATAATTAAACAATTATCACAAACATATATATCATTTTTAAGAGGTAAAAATCCTTTTACATTTGCTACAGAATTATCTCCAAAAGATAGTAACATTAAAATATTGGATAAAATTATTTTAAAAGACCCATCTGATAAATTAATACCATTAACAGATAGAGAATGGTTATATAAAATTAAAAATGGTATAATTACATCAGAATTAGGAGAATATCAGAAAAAATTTATATTTAATAAAAAAGAACTTGATGAAAATAATGTATTAGCTAATTTACAACCAATGAATATTGTATATAATAATGAAACTGGTAGTAAAGGATTTTCTACATTTTTTTCACGTATTGATACTACTGGTACTAATTCTATACATATTAAATATAATACTAAATATATTAACGGATTATTTCCAGATAATGAAAATTTAGGCAAATGTTCTGGTAAATTCTTAAAAATTGCTAATTTTATTATGAAATCAAATGGTATTGTTGTTATATATTCCAGATTTGTAGAAGGTGGTGTTTTACCAATGGCTATAATATTAGAACATATGGGTTTTATTAGAGAAGGTGAAAAAAATATTCTTTCAAATCCAAAAATAATATCAAATCCTCCTAAATATGGTTATAAAAATAAGCCAAAGTATTGTATATTAACATCTCCGTCTGAATTAAATAATGTAATGGGTTCTTCAACTATTGATAAATTATTACCTATTATAAATAGTCCTAAAAATATTAATGGTGAAATATTAAAAATTATATTAATGACACCTGTCGCAAGCGAAGGTTTGAGTTTTTATAATACAAGAGAAATGCATTTAATAGAACCATGGTATCATTTTAATAAAATAAAACAAATAATTGGCAGGGGAATACGTAATTGTAGACATAATTCTTTACCTTTAGAAAATAGAAATATGACTGTATTTATGCACGCAAGTATTGATGGATATGAAAAAGAAACACCTGATATTCATGCATTTCGTATTTCTTCCAAAAAATTAATACAAACTGATATTATTGATGAAATTATTAGAGATAATGCAATGGATTGTTTTATGATGAAAAATATAAATTATTTTCCAAAAAGTATTTTTGATTTTAATATTAATATAAATACTTCACAGGGTATAAAAATACAATATAATTATGGCGATGATGTAATATTTAATCCAAAATGTGATATTAATATATCAAATTCTAATAAATTAGGTTTTAGAAAAGAAACTTATAAACATCTTATTTTTAATATGAAAAATATAATTAAATCTTTGATTTTAAAATATATACAAAATGGTGATAGATTTTTACCCATTGATATTATTATTAAAAATACTAATTATGATTATAAAATTATTTATGAAGCTATTAAACAATCAGTATATCCTAATATATTATTTGAAAAATATATTATAATACCACATAATAATGGTATTCATATTATTGATATTAATATTGAAAAACCTAAAAAAATCAGAATAATAAATAATATTGAAAATATACAAATTGAAAAAGGTGATATTGATAAATTAAATTTAGCTAATATTGATATGAACTCTGTAGAAGAAACAACTATATCAATATATATGGCATTTAATTCTCAAAATTTTATAGAATTTGTTAAAAAAATAATTCAAACTAAATATATATTATTAAATGAACAAGATAAACATATTGCAAATTGTTTATTCATCCAAGGAGCACTAATACATAAAAATGAAGTAAAAAGTAATATAATATATAAGGATTATGAATTCGTAGGATATGTTGATATATATGATACGAAAACAGATTTTAAATTATATTTATATGATTTTAATACAAATAGATATAGATCTTTATCTCTTATTGATACAGAATTACATAATATTATTAATAATAGAAATAAAATAACAATTCCTGATATGAATAAAGAAACTATTTCTATTGGTATTATTGTTCCAAAAATTGATAAACAAAATATTTATAATAATGTACTTAAAATATTAACCGCTGGTGTTGCCAATGGTAAAAAAACAGGCATAGTATGTACTTCTTTATCTAAGTCGGAATTAAATAATTTAATTGAAGAACTTTCTATTATTCCTAAAAATAAAATTACAAAAACTGATAATTGTAATTATATTGCTGTTAATATGTTAAAAATAAATAAAATATATTTATATCCTTATTATAAACCTAAATTATAAAATAATAGTTTCTATATTTATTAATTCTTTATTATATACAATTTCTTTATTTTCATATAATATCTTTTTATCTAATAAAAATGATATAAACAATATTAATGATTTATTCCACTTATTTTCTACCAATCCCTTAACTATTTCAGATGATTTTTTTTGACCAAATACCTTGGTGTATTCAATTTCTGATATTTTTTCTATTAATTTTTCTTTAATATATGGTTTGATTATTTCATTCGAATTTGTTTGTTCTATAAATACTTCCAATGGTAATTTTATTATATTTTTTTTTATCTTATTCTTAAATTTATTATCATTATCACTATTCACATTATTACTATTCACATTATCACTATTCACATTATTACTATTCACATTATCACTATTCACATT